ATCCCAATCAACTTGATTTCTAAAATCAAATTCTAAATTACCACCAACATATTCATCTGGATGTGATAAAGAAATTGTTACTGATAACTTTCTAATTTTACCATGGTCAACTGGTCTTGTGCCATCTGCTAGAGGTGGTCTTGAATAAGGTTTATCCCAACTATCACAATGCCAACCATAATATTGACCTACGCCGTACTTTGTAAACTGACAAGACTCTGACCAGTCCCATTCAAAGTTCCAACCTGCCTTTTGATTTGCTTCGTGTATGTATGGGTGTATTTCTTTATAAATCCATGTATCGTTCATCCAAACAATATCTGATTTACGCTTCTTTTGAATATCTTTGACAATAGATTTTTTTAAATTACCTTTTTTGTCAAGATTTTTTTCATCATCTTTACTACCACCACCTGTAACGGCCATTTCTGGAGTATGTGATTTACCATACGCCACAATGTCGTCAACAAATTTTGGTGTTAAGACTGCTGGAAATTGATAGTAGTAATTTGTTAAATTCATGTTATTTTCCTCATATCACATTATATCATATATAACTATTTAGTCAAGCCTCCAAAGAGGTTAAATATTGTTTATGACCTAATTTAATAGCGTTTTTATCTTCCGTTCTAGGTACAGGTGGTTGAAACTCTTTTTTTTCAGTCGGAGTTTTAGCCGGTTCTAAACCTAAAATTTTATTTACTTTATCTTCTAGTGTCATAATACTATTTATTGATAGGGTTTTCCTAAATTCCACATAACTAAAGAGTATCTTGTGCCTCTAGTAACAGGTGTTACTCTATGAAATACAAAACTAGGAAATACAATTATTGAACCTCTTGGTCTAATTTCTTTGCATACAATTTTATTTTCTTTTTCTCTATGATTTTTAAAATCAAATTCTAAATTGCCTCCATCATACTCATCAGGATGACTTAGTGAAACCGTTACTGATAGTTTTCTTATTTTGCCATGAAAACCTTTATCGTCAGGTTTGTGATAAGGTTTAGATGATTGGTCAGGATGCCATTCATAAAATTGTTCTTTATCGTATTTTGTAAACTGACAGGCCTCTGAATAATCCCATTGAAAGTTCCAACCTGCTTTTTTATTTGCTTCGTGTATAAATGGATGAATACTATCATATACAAACTTTTCACTTATCCATGCAACATTTGAATTTCTAACTTTTGATAAGTCTTTGACATCAGCTTCTCTGTCTAAAATAGCTTTACTTTCTTGTTTTGATTTACCTATTTGCATTATCATATCACAAACATTATCAGACAATGCTGATTCAAACCAGTAATAATAATTTTTTAAAATCATGCTAAATTAAAAGAATAAGATATCCTCTCCTCTTTATTATTCATATTTGGTTCTACATGATGTAATAACCAACTAGGAAAAATGTATAACATACCCACATCTGCTGGCAACCACCATGTTGACGAAGTGTAATTATTATTTTTTGTTGATTGTCCTGCCATTTCTAATAACTGAAAATGAGGTGAATGAAATATTATATTGCCACAATTTTTTGGCGTATTGACATAATATACACCTGATAATGTTGATTGTGAATGGCCATGTATTATATTAAAATCTTTATATTCATTTACATTACACCATATATTTAACATCTGAACATTATCATATCCTAAATCTTTTACAAATATATTAGCATGATGTTCAATACTATTAATTAATGGTCTAATAACATTCTCAGACAATAGATTTTCTGATTGAAACCCGCCTCTATTTGAAATGACTCTTCCCTTATTATTTTTTTTTGTATTTAAAGCTAAATTTTTTAATGAACTATTATCTAACAATAATTCATTTTTATAAACCGATATTTTAAACAAGTCATAAATCATAATATAAAATTAATCACACATCTTTGATTTGTTTTCATAGGATTAGAACCTGCGTGTTCAAGGTCGCTATTAAAAACAATCATTGTGCCCTTTTTTGGTTTTACTCTTTCCCATATTTTTTTAGTGCCTGGTAAAAAGAAGAAGGTATCTCCATCACTATCATTAACATAGTAAAGATAAGTTTTTTTTACTTGTTCTCCTTTTTCTTTTCTATCATAGTGTATTTTTTGATAATTTTCGCTTGTATAATTTGGTAATATATGACACATATTAGCTTTTATTCTATGAAATTCACCAGCGTGTTTATGAAATTTATTTAAGAGTGGTTGAATAAATTTAATCCAATTGCTAATATTACCTCTATCATTTTTAAATACATGAGTAAATTGAGGACTATCAATCTCTAATTGATTGAATTTATCTTTTTCTAAATAGTTGTCTGTGGATTTTTGAAGGTGCCAAGGAAAATCTGGACCTAATAAATACGATTCTACAATATCTGCTTCGTTTGGTTTAATAAAATTGTGTATAACATTCAATTCTCCATCCATGATAATAACTCACTTTCATTTTTTTATATAATTATTTATACTGTATTTTAAAGTTTAGTCCAAGATTCGTCATCTGGATTCCATGCGTAATCATAATGATTATTTGCTTTTGCTATCCATCTGTTATTATCTTCGTCCCACCTTATTTGAGTATAATGACATATTGAGGATGTTTCATCTGTGTATTGCATTTGGTCATTTGTAGGAGCCGTGACTGGCGCCATCCAAAAGCAAGTATCTTCATCTAAAGTCCATGACGGGAAAGGTTTAGGTGCAATAAAGGCATCTCGGCCTGAATCATAAGTGTCGCCTATACCTGCATAATTTTTTCTAAAAGGTGTTCCACCTAATGCGTGTACATTACCGTTAGTATTGTATGATGTTCTTTTTACAGTTTTACCTGTAACATTGCCATAATACACTTCCCAATCAGTATCACCACCTTCATCTTTTCCCACAATTACCTGTAAGACTATGTTATTTTCATCTAATATTGCGTAATGAGCCATTTTTAATCCTATGCTATACTAATTGTATCTGTTCCAGCAGTAAATGTTGTGACTTTGTTACTGCCTACTGTTGATGTTGATGATGTTAAACCACTACCTATTGTTAAAGATTTTGTGTTAGGATATCTTAGAATTACAACACCTGAACCACCTAAACCTCCAGAATTTGCCGGACGATTATCACCGTCTCCTCCGCCACCACTTCCAGTATTTGCCGTACCAGCAACAGCAGTACCATTATCTGGTAACCATAATCCGCCTGCGCCTCCGCCACCAGAACCACCTGGAGCTGCATTTGAGTGACTTGATTGATATGTTCCGCCACCTCCGCCACCTGCTCTAGTTACAGATGAACCTGTGATGTTACTTGATTGTCCATTACCACCTGCACCAGCGACATTTGTTGAACCTTGTGAACCTGCTTGACTAGCACCTCCACCTCCGCCACCTGCATATGGGGCTCCTGTATTTGAACCGCCTCCTCCGTTAGTTCCTTGACCTGATGTTCCTGTGCCGCCTGTTCCATTCCAGTTACCTGCACCCCCACCTGAACCGCCGTTACCGCCTCCGCCGTCACCGCCTCCGTTAGATGTTATAGTTGCAAAAACTGAATCACTTCCTGTTCTACCTGAATCGTTTCCTCCAGCACCGACTGTTACTGTATAATTTTGTCCGTCATTTAAAGTTAAAGAAGATTCAGCTGAAGCTCCACCACCTGAAGTTCCTGCTGATGTTCTATAACCACCTGCGCCGCCGCCACCGTAATAATGACCAACGCCGCCTCCTGCAATAACAAGAAAATCCACAGCTGTTGTTGGAGCAGTAATAGCTGAAGTGCCATCATTAGCAGCAGTTGAAACTATCCAACCACGAGTTGAACCTGTATAAACTAATCTAACTCCAACGCCTGCTTTATCCATAAAAAAAGCAGCTGCAACCCCATTAATTTTTTCTGAACCGTTTGGTGATAAAGTAATATTGTTGTTATTTGAATTTGACCTACTGTCAATAACATTAACCTCATCACCTACACTGCCAGCTGGTAAATTTACTGTGTGAGCATTTGAAGATACATTTATAAAATAACCTCTACCTGCAACAGCTGTTGTTTGCGTAGAACCGTCAGCTGTAATTTCAGCTTGCCATTGAGTGCCTACATCTGCTGAACCACCTAAAGATACTGAGGTGCCGTTTAATGTAATAGATGAGTTAGCAAGTTTATCGTTTGCAATAGAACCTGCTAATTTTGCGTTTGTAAGTGTGCCGTCAGCCACATCAGCTGCACTAATAACGCCGTCACTTACCTTTGCTGAAGTGATTGCGTCATCTTCAATTGAACCTGATTTAATTTTATTAATGGCCATTGATTATCCTTTAATTATCTGTTTATATTTATACATCTTCATCTCTTGTTTTATCATAATTTTTACTATCCTGAAAAAATGAGATGGTTGTTGTAAAACCAAAGTCATCATCTGCGTCAGCACTCTCTGGATTTGGTACAACTGTTATTCTTTCTTCTCTAGTAGCAGCTGGTAAATCTGTGTGCATATCTGCCTGTGTTTCTCTAATAACTTTTTGAGTTGAGGCAGGACCATATAAGTATGTTTTTGCTGTAAAATTTAATGTGTATATTACAGCTCTTCTACTTTCAAAATCTCCACTATAACTATCTTCGTAATTAATATTATTTAGTACAATAGGTACATCTCTTTTTATACCCATTTCAGGAACAACATTAATTGTTACAGTATAATCTGGTTGAAAATAAGGTAATATTTGTTCAACTATTTGTAAACCACCTTCAGCAGTTGCCGTAAAACAATATAGATTGTAAGATATGTTGTAAGGCACAGGCATATAATTAAAATTCATAACACCTGTATTAGTTTTAGTTGTTTTAAATTTTTGTACTTTAGTCAATTTTCTACTACCATCATATTCAATGCCAGATATTTCAAAACCCATTCTAGGTAATGTAACTGCAAATTGTCTATCTTCTAAATTTGGTTGTTGGTCTAATCTTACCAAAAACTTTTCTTTTGGTGCATATGCTAAAGGCACTCTAATAGATTGTATTGTACTATCTGAGCCTGTTCTTTTAATTTGTATGTTATTAAAAACTTGACCGAAAGCCACGGTCATTTTTCTCATACCTTGATTATAAAAATGTCCAAACATTAAAAGTCTACCTCACCAAATGGATTTCTTTCTGTAAAGTCTAGTATATCATCTGAAGTATCTTCAGTATTAAATCCTGCTTGTGCGTCTAAATCTAAATTATCAGCATAAGTTGATTGTGTCTGTATATTATATTCTTCATTAATAAAGTAATTTTTAGTGCCGTCAACACTATCATTTTCTAATTGTAATGAACCTGTGCCATCTTCTAACATAAATTGATGTGCTAATTGGTCTAAACTAAATGCGTCTTCAGCAGTATCAATATCTGTAACGCCAGTATTTAATTTTTCTGAACTATACTCCCATGTTCTAGCTCTTAACTTATAAACAGGTAAATTGCCTAATTGAAAGAATGGCTCTTGGTCTTCTACAAAACTTATTTCAAAAAACTTATTTAGTAATGGATAGTAAATAATATCGCCTTCATTAGGTCTGCCCTCAACTATCATTGTATGCTCACTATCTACAGCGTTAGTCCATCTTCGCTTAGATAACATAAATGTGGTTTCTTCTCTAATCTCTAAACCAAACTTATTAATTAATTCTTGTTCACCTGCTAATCCTTCAGTTGTTTCCACATACATTTCAATTAGATAAGAGTCATCAAATTTAGATAATGTGTCTTCACCTAATATTAGGTCTCTATTAACTAATGTTCTTGGTAAATAGTAAACATCATGGCCGTATATTTTTAGGCCCTCTATGATTAAATCTTCGTAGAGTTTTTTTTCGTTGGTGTTGCCAATGCCGTTTCCGCCTTGAAAGTGGTGATTAATGGCCATGACATTATCCTATCATTATCGCTGGATTTAACTCGTATGTACTTCGTATTTCTTGTTCTAACTTTTCAATATCTTGTAACGCCTCTGAATAAATTTGTTGACCATTCAATGTAACGCCACCAACCATAGCAACGCCGGCAAATTTTGATAAGTTAGCACCCCATTGTTTTTTAAATAATGCTGTAACATATCTTTTTAAATATATGTCATTGTAAACATCTGTAAAAGTTTCGGGGTCTAGTTTTCTATAACACTCAATTACGATCCCATCTCTTCCT